ATGGACTCAATTAACAAAAGAACAAGCGGCATAACAATATGGCAGATACATTTACAACGAATTTAAACTTAACAAAACCCGAAGTCGGTGCATCTACTGATACCTGGGGCGGAAAATTAAACACCGACCTCGATACTTTGGATGGTCTTTTTGCAGATGCAGGAAACGGAACAAGTGTGGGCCTCAATGTTGGCTCTGGCAAAACTTTAACAGTTGGTGGTACTTTAACTTCAACTGGATCAGCAAGTTTTACAACCATTGATGTTAATGGTGGTGCAATTGATGGTACACCGATTGGTGGATCTTCAGCATCAACTGGAGTCTTTACAGTGGCAACTGCATCAACTTCAGCAAAAATTACACAAGTTGCAATCACCTCAAGCTCTAATGCAGTAGCTTGGGATGCACAAGCAGCAGCTAACGCTTATCATGCAACCACAGAAAACACCACTTTTTCAGCACCAACTAATGCTGTAGAAGGAGCAATTATTTCTGTAGAGATAGCACAAGGTGGCACAGCTTACACAGTGGCTTGGAACACAGTCTTTGAATTTGCAGCATCAACTGCACCCACTGTAACAGCCGCAGCAAACAAAACTGACATCTTTAGCTTTAGATACAATGGCTCAGTTTGGCAAGAAATTGGTAGAGTTCAAAACCTAGCACAAACCTAATGTTAGAAATAATATTATTTTTTTGGATTTTTTTAGGATTGATATTACCTAATCCTGAGGACAGCTAATGGAAACGCTACAGCGTACAGCAAACAGAGGAAGCATATCTACTGGGTATGATATTGATAACTCTTTGAAGTTTGAGGCTGATAATACTGAAATTATCTATAGAACGAATGAGTCAGGAACTAATCGTAAAACTTTTACTGTAAGTGCATGGTTTAAAAGAACAGAATTAGGTGTAGACCAACAAGTTTGGCATGGTGGCACTTTTGGCGAAGCAACTAGGATAGGCATATCTAGCTATCAAGTTGCTGATGACAGCCTATGGGTTGATGTTGCTGGTGGTACAGGTAATTCAGGCACACAATATAGGAGCTTTTCAACCCTAAAAATACGAGACACCTCAGCTTGGTATCATGTTTGTGTAGCTGTAGATACTACCCAAGCAACAGAAGCCAATAGGATGAAGGCTTGGTTAAATGGTGTGGAAGTTACTGATTGGTCACAACACCAAATTCCTGCACAAAATTTTCAATGTGCTTTGGAGTCTGGAAATGAAATGGCATGGGGTGGTTATAGACCAAGTAATTTAGTCTTATTCTCTGGCTATCTAGCAGAATGTCATTATCTTGATGGTGTTGCTAAAGTGCAAACAGACTTTGGCGAATACGATGAAGATAGTGGTATATGGAAACCTAAAGCCTATGCAGGAACTTATGGCGATAATGGTTGTTATTTAAACTTTGATGACTCCGCATCACTAGGTGCAGACTCTAGCGGTAATGGTAATAACTTCACCCTAAACAACATCACAGCCGCAGACCAAGCAACTGACACGCCTACTAATAATTTTGCTACGCTTAATCCACTTGTACAATATCTTCCTGATGGTGCATATTCATTTATTACAGAAGGTGCTACAAAAGCTAGGTCTACTCAATTTGATGTTAACTATACTTATGCACCTACCTTTGGTGTTACAAGTGGTAAATGGTATGCAGAGTTTGAATATGAAGGCAGTCAAGCAGATAACTTAGTAGGCATATTAGATATAGATGCAGTAGTGTCTTACAATAAACGCTTGGGAGAAACTGGTCAATGGTCAGTAGGGCTTTATCAATTCAACGGAACTTTGTATGTAACTTCGGACAGTGGAGTTACTTCAACTCCGAGTTGGGGAGCATCAGCAGCAGACGGAGATATAATTAGCGTTGCTCTAGATATGGATAATTATTTTGTTTATTTTGCTAAAAACGGAACTTGGCAAAACTCAGGTGACCCTACAAGCGGTGCAACTGGAACAGGTGGTGTGGCTTTTGATTCAAATAAAACAGTTGGTATAGGTTGTTCTACTTACGCCCTATCTGCTGACGGAATTATTTTTACTAATCTTGGTGGCTATACAGCAGGAACAATCTCAAGTGCAGCAAGCGATGCCAATGGCTACGGAACTTTTGAATACGCACCCCCATCAGGCTACTATGCCTTATGCACTAAAAACTTAGCGGAGTACGGATAATGGCTTATACAAATATAGACGACCCATCTGCATATTTTCAGACTGCTTTATATACAGCTACTGGCTCTAGTTTATCAATTACCAATGATGGTAATAGCGATTTAAAACCTGATTTAATTTGGTTTAAACGTAGAGACTCTACAACTTCAAACGCTTTATTTAACTCCTCAGTAGGGCGTGATGGTTTTTTAATATCAGATACTGATGCAAGTGAATTCGCAGTTGCAGCAGGTTATGAATTACTAACTTTTGACTCTGATGGATTTAGTTTAGGTCTTAATCAATGGGGAGTAACTAATTCTTCTGGTAACAGGGTAGCTTGGCAATGGAAAGCCAATGGTGGTACGACCTCAAGCAACACGGATGGTTCTATAACTTCTACAGTTCAAGCCAATCAAGATGCAGGTTTTAGTATTGTTACTTATACTGGAACAGGCACAGCAGCAACAATTGGGCATGGTTTAGGTGTAGCTCCTGCAATGTATATAGTTAAAAATAGAGACCAAGCAGGAACTAACTGGACTGTTTTTCATAAAGATTTAACATCTAATGCCTATAGTTTATATTTAAACGATAATTCAGCACAAAGTAACGCAGTTGGTTATTGGAATGGAACATCACCAACATCTACAGTTTTTAGTATAAAAAACACTTCAGGGGATGTTAATACAAATACTGAAGATTATGTAGTCTACTGCTTCGCAGAAAAACAAGGCTACAGCAAGTTTGGCAGTTATGTCGGTAATGGAAGTACAAATGGTCCGTTTGTTTATACAGGTTTTAAACCTGCTTTTATTATGCGAAAAAGAACCGATGGTGCTGGGGGTTGGTCGATTTTAGATTACCAAAGAAACCCCACCAACTTAGCTGACCAATTTTTAAATGCTGATGCAAACAGTGCTGAAAGTAATTACCTAGATATATTTTCAATAGATATATTAAGTAATGGTTTTAAATTTAGAACAACTCGTTATGAATCAAATCAATCAGGTAGCACATACATCTACATGGCATTTGCAGAAAATCCATTCGTAACATCAACAGGTATACCAACAACAGCAAGATAATATATAATAGGAATTAATATGTGGGCATTAGTAGAAAACAATCAAGTAACTCAGGTTTACACCAGACCTAAAGCAATAACCATTGGGGATGTATCTTATCCACAAAATATCTTTATGCTTTGGTCTAGCGATGAACTAGAAGCAATAGGCATTTATGAAGTGGTTGTAGATGACAGCAACTTTAAAAATCCATCTTATTACATCAACACCAATCAGTCTTTTGATTTCGCTAATGATGTGGTAACTGCATCTTATGGTACAGCTACACCTAAAAACTTAGACGATACAACTGATCCTGATACTGGTGATGTAACTCATGGTCTTAAATGGAATCACAATCAAGTGATTATCAATCAAGCCTATGGTTTACTTCAGCCTAACGATTGGTATGTGGTCAGAGAACAGGAAGCTGGTACAGCTATTCCTGCTGATTGGTCTACTTTTAGAACTGATGTCAGAAGCACAGCAGCAGATATGCAAAGCAAAATTAATGCTTGTACCACAGTTGATGAGTTAGCAGCCTTGTATGTTTACAATGATGCTGAACCACCTGTTAGACCATTAGGAGAATGGCCAACACCTCCATCTAGTTAATGACTAATAAAGCGAGGTCTTATACAATAAGGCTATGGCATTATTTCCAATAACACCCCCCGCAGGAATCGTAACCAATGGCACAGACTACGCCAATAAAGGGCGTTGGGTCGATGGTGATTTGGTGCGTTTCGAAAACGGATATCTAAAACCTATAGGCGGGTGGGAAAAACTTAGAGGTACAGCATTAGACGGAGCTATCATAGGTTTATATGGTTATAAAGATAATGCTGGTAACAATGTTTTAGGAGTTGGTACAAGAGAAAAAGTTTATGTCTTGTATGACAACACTTGGACAGACATCACACCAGTAGGCTTTGTTAATGATGCAAGTGATGATCCATTAGGCTTTGGAGCTTACACTTATGGCTCAGAAGACTATGGTGATGCCAGGAGTCAATCAGGTTTAATCTTACAAGCTGGTTATTTTTCTTTTGACAACTGGGGTGAAGATCTAATCTTTACTTTTTCTAAAGATGGCAAGATTTATAAATGGCAACCAGACTCCTCAGGTGGATCACCTGATACCATTGCAACCGCAGTAACTAACGCACCCACAGGCAACTTATCAACCTTAGTCACCAATGAAAGACATTTAGTGGCTATAGGCTCGTCAGATGACCCTAGGAAGGTTGCTTGGTCAAACAGAGAAGATCGTAACAACTGGACATCGAAAGCCACAAACACAGCAGGAGACTTGCAAATACCCACAGGCGGAAGAGCTTTGTTTGGTGTTAAATATAGATCTGATGTGATTATTTTTAGTGATACTGGTATTAACAGAATGTTTTATGCTGGATCACCTTTTGTTTATGGTATAGCCGATGCAGGAACTA